CCTACAATACTTCCATCCATATATTGTAAACGTTGTTCTTGAGTAAACCCACTACCAACTTTTACTCTATGTCCTTTATGTTCAATGTATACTTGAGCTAACAATTGTAGTGTTACTGATTGTCCATCTCTAACCACTTCGTGGTCGTCTATGTCAAAATCAATTACCTTGTATTCAGCATCGAAGAATTTCTTAACTTTAAGTAAGTTTTTACCACGTTTACCCTCGTAACCCGCATCTTTACGTAGCATAAATCCTTCCCAATTATTATCGCTTGATAACTTACTCCATTGTTCGAAATGGTCATCACCAGTTATTATATACTGCTGTAATTTACGTAATATGTTTTCATTTGAAGTGTAAGTGAACGCCCTTAACTTAGCTAATCTGTCTGATAGTATCTCAGTTGATTTATTGTTATCGAAGTCATTTCTTTGAATCATATCAAACAACATAAATACCGGATTTTCAATTTGGTGGTTTTTACGTCTAAGTTCCTTCATTACACTTTGAAAATCTTCATCACCATTCTCATCTAGTAAACAGATTTCACCATCAAAAACGGTATTAATAATACCAGTCTCTTCTATTGCTAATTTAACTTTATTTAGTGTAGTAAATTCTTTACCCATTCTAGAATAAAGTGTACATTTACCTTCAAAATCCACTACAGCTAAACAACGAACACCATCTAATTTTCGAGATGCAAACCAGCTATCATTCCAATCACACTTACCATCATATTCTTTAGCTAATGCCACTTTAAATGTTGGTATTAGATTGGGTATTGCCTTATTAATTATTGAATCACCAACTCTAATACCTAAATCTTTATCTATAATTTTATAAATTAAATCATCACCATACCCATTTACTAATTTAATAGCATCATGTCCCGTAATCTCTCTATTACGTAATCTATCTAATATCCCAAATACATTTTTGACACCATCAACTGTTAAATGTTTATTTTTAATACATGTTTTACTGGTAACGTAATATTGTTTGTATGGGTTATAGGTTGCCTCTAGTATGTTGTGTATAAACGTTGAGCTGCGTTTAATAATTGCTATTTTTTCCGTAGCGCTACTCGTAGCTCTCATTTTCTCAATAAATTCTTTTAATTCAGTCATAGCCTTTATTTTTTAAGCGTTGAATTTCTTACCAACACGTGAAGATACGAAAGATATCCAGGGTAACCTAATTTTTATGTGGGTGTTTTTATTATTCTACTATTTGTGCTTCTTCTATAGTTTCACAAATTAGGAAGTTATTATCTTGTTTTAACACATGATCCCCACCCTTTTCATTTACATACATCCCCAATACTTGTTTATTTATAGTATTATTAGAATTTAAAAAATTATGTACTGGTAAGACAATTAAAATTTTATAGGCTTTATCACCGTTGTGTATTATGTTCGAATATAGATTCATATATTAAGTTTTTATATTTAGTTGTTGACCAACCATGTTCTCTATTTAAGTAATGTGTGTGAATTCCTAAACTATCTCCAGTATATGGTTTATGTAAATAATCATCACCTAAGAACCTAATATTAAACTCCCCCATCTTAAGCAAATCTAATAATTGTGCTTCGTATGTATACCTTACTACATCATCTACATATCTAATACTGAGTAGCATTTCCTTTCTTTCTTCAACAGTCAAGATAGGTTTAAGTTTCTCTGGACGTTCTATAGAAGGATCAGTATGAAGTAATATTATAAGGCAATCACATTTTTCCTTTGCTCTTTTAAATGCTTTCACATACCCTGGGTGGTATACATCAAAATTTCCTGCTATAACTCCTTTTTTATATTTCATTTCTATTCGTACAGTATCTCATTTATTTGTTGTTGTAACTTTTGTATTGTTTTTTTAGAATCTATAGCAGGATTTTTTTTTAAATATAATATCTTACTAGTTAATTCTTTAACTTTTGTTAATCTGTCTTCTGCGTCCATTTTTAATTTGTTAAAAGGTGAGTTATCCATGCTATTAATCCGTTTATATTTAATGCAACTAAGTTCCATTGTTTTCTTGATGATGTTTGTACTATAACTAACATAAAACCTATAATATAAAATGCGGGTTCTATGCTCCATTGAGCACAAATTAAAAACGCTGAACCCATATATCCTACACGTGATGCTATTTTTTGATATTTGGTTAACTTATTAACATATGTTAATTTTCTTAATAACCATTGTCTGAATCTGAATTCACATTTCCGACATGTTTTTTTATAATCATGTCTGAATTTAGTATATTTTTTAGTTTTATTACACTTATTGCAATCTCTATACTCCATGATTATTAGCATCTATGGTGGTAACTAAACCACCCTGTTATTATGTATTTTGTTTCATTGGGTGCTGGTATTCCTCTATGGGGGTGTGTCCAACCTGCTGGCCATATTACTGTTAGTCCTTTTCTTGGTTTAACTTTAAGACCTTGTGTTATAAATTCAGTTTCACCACCTTCAAATACATCATTTAAATATGTAGTAAAGGCTAATATTCTAACCATTTTACCTTCTCTAGGACCACCACACTCAATATGGATTGGGTTATAAGCATTCCCCGGATCATATTTTTGTATATTAAAAGGAGAGGTTATACCCCATTTGGTACCTTGGCTAATATGTGAAAACCTTTCTCTATACTTCTTTTCTACAGTAATAACCTCATTTAGATATTGCTTCATTAAGGGTTTTGATAATTTACCATTATTTATTCTGTGGTATCCCCTTAGTTTATCAAAATTAGATTTATCAAAATTATCTTCATAATTTTCAATGATAGAATCACATATCTTAGGGTCTATATAATCAGTTAAAATATAAGACTCCATATGTTATGATTTTTTTCCAAATGACCTTCGATTAATATCATCATGATTAAATTCAGCCCAATATAATTCAAAGGCTACGCCGTCTTCCGTTCCTTCAAATTGGTGGTATTTACCAGGTTTAACCATAGTAAAATCCCCAGCTTTTAATATAGTTTCATCAACCAACCCTTGGTCGTCTTGCCATACTCTTACTATCATTTCTCCAGATTCAACAAAAAACCCATTCCATTTGAATTTGTGCTCGTGTTCTGAACATTTATATCCTTTATTAAACTCAATACGATGGAATTCTAATACACCATTCTTGTGTACCATTTCTGTTTTCCCCCAAATTTTACCTGCCTTCATAATTTTTATTTTTGATTTTTACTTTTAAATCTATTATTTTCTACCATGATATTTCCAAAAGGGATTTTCATAATTAGTATCTTGTAATAATTCGTTTTTTAAAAAATTAGTTGCTAAAAAATTACCACTTATTGATATTCTATCTATATTACTTGAATTTCTAGGAGTAAAATGCATTACATAGTTGGAAAATAAAAATAATTTACCTTTTTCTTGTTTTGTTTTATATATAAAATTGTTAGTACCTACATTAGACATAAAACATAAATCCCCAGCACCCTCAGGTGAATGTGGATAATAAACCCAAGATAGACCCACAAAATCATTAAACATATCACCGTGGTCATGAATCATAGTCTGTTCATTAGGTGGGATAATATGTCCCCATATTTCATCCGTTGTCATTCTATTACGTCCAAATATATCATCTACTACCCCACCCACTGCATTTTGCATGGTTTGGAACGTTTTATCATATAAATTGGTATCTTCATAAAAAGTATGTTGAATATCATCTATATCCTGTTGATGGGGTCTGCTTTGGTGGGTACTACTTTCAGGGTTCTTTCGTGAGTCGATTACTTCTTGTAATATTGACTCATGGTCTAAAATTAAGTTGTGTTCTGAGTAATATAGTCCGTTAATTAATTTAAACATATTATTTTTGGTTTAATTTTTCCATAAAACTTGAATACATATTAATATAAGACATAAACCTAGACTTATAAAGGTTTTGGTTGTTATTCCTTCTTTAAAAAAGTAACTAACTCCTAAAGCATATATAATCATCCCAACCCCAAATCCTACAAATCTAGCAGGCCATAATGCCCCATCAAATCCACTTACCGTATACTTAGTACCCCAAATATAAAAAAAGGATATTATCACACCAGAGGCTGCTACTAAAATTTCATTACTTTTAAACCATTCCCATTTAAATTGACCGTTAAGTTGGAAAAATACAGCTATATGAGCTAAAATGAAATAACCTATTCCGATTAAAAAGTGATCTATTTTCATATCATTATCCTGTTTTCATTACTTGTTGATATGCCTCCTCATATACTTCTTCTAAGGGCATGGTATTATTTAATCTTCTAATTTCAGTTACTTTTTTATACATCTCATCACGCTTACCATGTTCATATGCACTATATAATAAATTTTCTATATTACTCATCCCAATCGTGATTACCAAAGTTAAAAATTATAGATAAACAACCTAAATACAACAGGATGGTATAGTAAGTCATTTCATTCTCTTGAGGTTGATCATTTGGTTCTACTAAATCATAACCAATTGTAAATCCCTGGTGTGGCCATTTCCAGCCCAACATTAATTCCCACCATTTTCCATTTCCACTATCGTCGTCGTATCTAAATCCCATAATTATAACATTAAATTCCAATTTTCTAATTTCATCCAAAATCTTTCTAACCAAAGGTTAATTTTAACACCCTCAAGTAAATCCTCACCTTTCATCCCATCTTCCTTTTTGGCAGCACAAAATCCTATACCCATATCCAAATAGTCTCTTGCCTTATCATTTTCACCTAATGTACGAAATTCCTTTGCCTTATCATAGCAATGGTGTAAAACTTGTTTTTTTATTTTTTTCATATTATTTTTATTAAGAATTTATACATTTTTCTTTATTTACTTGTACTAAAGTACCATTCATCTTTATTAAGATATTACCATTAAAATGTATTCCAAAACATTTTTTACGTTTATTATTATATATTATCCAATCTCCTGCTTTCATATTAAAAGGGTAAAGGATCGTTAGACGTATCTTTAGGAGTAAATGTTGGG